GAGTGCGAAGCGAAAATGGAATTCCGCTTGCTGGCGGTGGCGGCAGTGGTGGCGGTGGAGAAGTAATTGATGCCGTGCTTACTGTTGAAAATACATCCGGCTGGCTTTCAAAAACAATTTCTGATGGCTCTCCTGTGTCGGTTTCGTTCTTATGGTCTTCTATTGAGGATGACATGCCCACTGGCGATGGGACTATCCGCATAACCGTGAATGATGTTGTGCGCTCCACCTATCAGATTAGCCAAGGGAATGTGAATGTTGATTTAACGCCTTTTATCAGCATCGGGACAAACAAAGTTAAAGTTCGTATTTCCGATACATATGATCAAGGAAAAACGACCACATTCAATATTACATCTATTGCGTTGTCAATCAGCAGTACGTTTGATGCGTCTACTGTATATTCAAGCGCAATATCGTTTCCATTCACGCCGATTGGTGCGGTTGAAAAAACAATATATTTTATTTTAGACGGTGTGCAAATTGGCACTCAACAGACGGCGGTTTCCGGCAGACAGCTTTCCTTTACGATTCCGGCACAATCTCATGGGGCGCATAATCTGAGGGTGTATTTTGAAGCGGTTATCAATGAGGAGACGGTACGCTCTAATGAATTGTATTATGAATTCATTTATGTGGAGCAGCTGAACAACACGGTTATTATAGCGTCATCCTTCCATGAAACGACACAGCCGCAGTATTCGTCTATTGCAATACCGTTTTTGGTATATGATCCGACAAGCCTTACTGCTGATGTTACGATTTCTGCGAATGGCGATGTAATATCTTCTCAGACCGTTGATAGAACAGAACAGAGTTATACCTATCGGGCAAATGATGTTGGCACTCTGACGATTGCTATTCAAAGTAAAACGACCATAAAGACTATTCAGATTACTATTGAAGAATCCGAAATTGATGTGGAAGCCGAGACGCAAGACCTTGCGCTTCATTTGTCTTCTTATGGACGCAGCAATCAAGAAGCTAATCCTGGAACGTGGACATATGGAGAGGGAAGCGGCCAGATTTCTTGTACATTTACAGATTTTAACTGGACTTCTGATGGATGGCAGAAAGATGCGGATGGCATTACAGTGCTTCGTGTTTCCGGCGATGCTAGAGTGACAGTGCCATATAAACCGTTTGCTACGGACTTTAGAGCGACAGGGAAGACTATTGAAATTGAATTTGCCACACGGAATATTCTTGATTATGACGCAACGATTTTATCTTGTATGTCTGGTGGCAGAGGGCTTTCCATTTCGGCACAAAAGGCACTGCTTAAATCGGAACAATCTGAAATCAGCACACAGTACAAAGAAGACGAGCATGTGCGGATTGCTTTTGTTGCAGAGAAAAGAGCGGAGAACAGACTTCTGTTTATTTATATCAATGGCATTGCTTCCGGCGTAGTGCAGTATCCGACAGACGATGACTTTTCGCAGTTATCTCCTGTGAATATCTCTATTGGATCTAGCGATTGCACGATTGATTTGTATTGCATCCGAGTATATGACAACGATCTTACCAGGCATCAAATTGTGGATAACTGGATCGCCGATACGCAGATTGGCGCAACAATGCTTGAGCGTTACATGCACAACAACGTCTATGATGCGTATGGAAACGTGGTTATCTCGGCGTTGCCGTCTGATTTGCCATACATGATTATTGAATGTGCAGATCTTCCGCAATACAAGGGTGACAAAAAAACGTGTTCTGGTTCATTTGTCAACCCAATGTATCCGTCAAAAAGCTTTACGTTCTCTGATGCGCAAATAGATGTACAAGGTACTTCTTCCCAGTATTATCCGAGAAAGAATTATAAGGTGAAGTTTAATGGTGGTTTCGTGACATCTGCCGGAACGATTTCAAAATATGCCATGAATGCGGATGCAATTCCAACAAAGACATTCTGTTTTAAAGCGGATGTGGCTTCCTCTGAGGGCGCAAATAACGTGGAACTGGTTCGCTTGTACAATTCGGCGTGTCCGTATAAAACTCCAGCGCAGATTGAAAATCCGAAAGTTCGACAAGGCATTGACGGATTCCCAATGGTCGTTTTTTGGAGTGATACCACGACAGGGAAAACGAATTTTATTGGCAAGTACAATTTCAACAACGACAAGAGTACAGAAGAAGTGTTTGGGTTTGAATCGCCAGATGAATCATGGGAAATCTTGAACAATACAGGCAATCGTGTCTTGTTTAAGTCAGCTGATTATACTGGAACTGATTGGCTGAATGACTTTGAGGCACGATATCCCGATACAGATCCGGCTTATACAGATTCAACACAGCTTTCCGAGTTTGCGGCATGGGCGGCTTCAACCGACACAACAGCGGCTACAGGGAATGCGCTTCCGCATCCAGTAACGTATGGCGATGTCACATACACGAATGACACAGCTGCATACCGTCTGGCTAAGTTTAAAGCAGAAGCTGGGGATTACATGGAAATCCAAAGTGCGTTGTTTTATTACTTGTTCACGGAACTGTTCCTTATGGTTGATTCAAGAGCCAAAAATGCGTTCCCGTCATTCATGGGAAGTGAGGTATAAAGATGGAGAAAAAAGTAGTTTGGCTTCCATATGATATGGATACCGCAATAGGCATAAATAATGAGGGATCGCTTGTATTCAGCTATAACCTGGAAGACATTGATCATATTACTGGTGGCGCAGATGTATTTAATGGTCAAGATTCCGTCATTTGGAATAATATTCGGGATGCTTTTGGCGATGAACTTGCCGCTATGTACCAGACGCTTCGTTCTACTGGCGCATTGTCCTATGATAAAGTGGAGCAGATGTTTGAGGAACATCAAGACAAATGGCCGGAAGCTATATTCAATGAGGATGCATGGTTTAAGTACATTGATCCGCTCGTTATCGGCGGTACTGGTGCATATCTTGCAATGCTTCAAGGCTCAAAGGCAGAGCAGCGTAAATGGTGGTTATATAACCGTTTCAGATATATCGACAGCAAATACAATGCTGGAGATGCCTTGAACGATCTCATCCAAATAAGGGGGTATGCCAAATCAAACATCACAGTAACGCCGTATGCGGATATCTATCCGTCCGTTAAATATGGTTCTTATCTGGTTCGTGCAAGAGGTGAAAGAAACGTACCGACCACGTTGGTATGCCCATTGGATAATGTGAATGATACTGAGATTTATATTTACAGTTCATCGCAGCTTGCAAGCGTTGGCGATTTGTCCGGCTTTAAGGTTGGGTTTGCCGATTTCTCTATGGCAACAAAACTGCAATCCGTAAAGATCGGTGATGCGAGTTCCAACTATTCAAATCCGAACTTAAAAGCATTGACACTCGGAAACAACGTATTATTAAAAACACTTGATGTGCGGAATTGCACTGCGCTTGGTACTGGCGAACAGAAAACGGTTGATATCTCTGGATGCGAAATCATTGAGAATGTGTATTTTGATGGAACGGCAATCAATGGTGTTACGCTCCCCAATGGTGGCGTATTGAAGGTACTTCATCTTCCGGCAACTGTCACGAATCTAACGATTATGAACCAGAGTGCCATTACAGACCTTACCGTTGCTTCCTATAATAACATATCTACGCTGAGATTGGAAAATGTGCCTACTGTAGATATGCGAACGATCCTCAATGCTGTCCCTGTTGGCACAAGGGTGCGACTTATAGGGTTTGCGTGGGAATGTGAAGATGCGGAAGAGATAGAAGATTTGCTCGACCTTCTTGACACCATGCGTGGTATTGACGAAAGTGGGAATAATGTTGAGACAGCACAAGTGTCTGGTTCTATCCATACATCTACTCTTACAGGTGCGCAAATAGCCAGTTATCAAGCGAGATATCCGTATATAGAGTTCCGTGCAGATCATACAAGCGCAGTTCTTTCTTATTATAATGGCAATACGCTGATTACAACGCAGACAATTATTGATGGCGGTGACGGCTCTTATAGCGGAACAACACCGACAAAGGCACAGGATGCACAGTATACCTATACTTTCTCTGGATGGAGCAAAGGCACGAATGACAATACGGTTGATGCCGATGCACTTCTTCATGTTGTCGGAGATCGGAATGTCTACGCTTGCTATTCTGGCACTTTACGGACATATGATGTTACATTCGTAAGAGCGGCCGTTGACGGTGGCGGTACGCTTTATACTCAGAATAACGTGCCGTATGGCACTCTGCCAACATATGGCGGCTCTACACCCACGACAACGCAAGGCGATGCAGAAGACTATCCGTTTGAAGGATGGACTCCACCGCTTGCGCCTGTTGATGGTACGAACCTAACATATACCGCTAAGTTCGGTTCGCCTATTGAAGTGACCGAGATTGCCGATTCGTGGGATACGATTATTGCAAATATTGATAACGGTACTTATTCTACGAAGTATAAAGTTGGTAACTATAAGCCGCTTGATCTTAGCACGGAAGGTATTATCAATATGCAGATTGTTGCTATGGATGCGGATGAATTAGCAGATAGAAGTGGATATGCGCCATTAACGTTTGTTGGGATGGAATTGCTGACAACAAAGAGAACAGTTGACGTTACGGACGTTGGCAACTTTAAAAATGCGGCTTTAAATACGGTTCTGAATGACACAATATACAATCTCATTCCAAACAACGTCCGTCTAAGGGTGCAGACCGTTACGAAAACGCTAACGGTAAAAATATCCGAAGGGAGCCTTAATCCGTATTACACTTACACCACCAAAGTATTCATTCCTTCCTGCCGAGAGATAGATTATAGCATATCCAAAGAAAGTTCTGGAGTGCAGTATACGAAATTATACTCAGCGTCCAATGCTTCTAGTTTGATTAAGCACATTGTTGGCGGAACAACACCAAATGCGTGGTGGTTAAGGTCTGCAGGCTCATCAAGTATGCAGTTCATGTGCGTAAGCGGCAGCGGAAACGTTAACGGCAACAGAGGCAACAATAGTCTCGGCATCTGTCTCGGCTTCTGCCTTGGCGCAGAACAAGAAACTATCTCTGATTCATAGGAAACAATCCTTGCAAATGAAAATTGCGATTGGTTTCTGCACAAACTAAATAATTGGCACGAAAGTGTCCCCTTATTGACCCTCTAGCGACATGGCTAGGGGGTCTTTTTTATTGGATAATTTTCTTAGAAAAAGAAGGGAGAATTATCCAATGTGGATTGAGTATAATAATAACCCTTGCAATAAACGTGTAGGCGATTGTTCCATAAGGGCAATCAGCACGGTCTTGAATGAATCCTGGGATTCTATCTATATGGCATTGACAGAGCACGGATACGCCATGTGTGATATGCCAAGTTCAAATAGTGTAATCGGAAGTTATCTTCGAAAAAGAGGATATGAGCGTGTGATTATTCCGAATACATGTCCAGATTGCTATACGGTAAAAGATTTCTGTATCGAACATCCGAATGGATCTTATATATTGGCTACTGGTTCTCATGTAGTGGCTGTTATAGACGGCAACTATCTTGATTCATGGGATTCTGGCGATGAAGTTCCGATTTATTTCTATACGAAAGGAGTCTTTTAACGATGGCGTACAATAATTATTTTCCACAATATCCGCAACAGCAGTATTATCCGCAACAAATTCAGCCTGTTCAGCCTGTTATGCAACAACAGCCACAGCAAGTAGCGCAACCGCAAGATAACGGCATTATTTGGGTGCAAGGCGAAGCTGCCGCCCGTTCATTTATGGTCGGTGCTGGGAAGAGCGTTCTGCTTATGGACTCAGAAAACAGCGTTTTCTATTTGAAGTCCACAGATATGAGTGGGATGCCACAGCCGCTGAGAATTTTTGATTATACGGAAAGAACAGCTGCTCATCAATCCAATCAGATTATTGAGTCAACAGCGCATGAAATAGATACATCCATGTTTGTCACAAAGGATGAGTTGGAGCAGAGATTATCTGCGCTGATCAACCAGAAGAAGAAAGGAGATACGAAATGAGCAATCCTTTATTCAACGCTTTAGGTGGTGGCAGTAATCCCATTCAATCTCTCATGAGCCAGATAAACCAGATCCGAAACAACCCGATGCAGTTTTTCGCAAGCAAAAGGCTGAATGTGCCGGAGAATATCAGCAATGATCCGCAAGCGATTGTCCAACATCTTCTGAATACTGGTCAGATGACACAGGCGCAATACAACAAACTGCAATCACAGATTAACCAAATCATGAATACAAACCATTAGTGCGCACG